AAACAATAAAAACTAAAAACTAAAATATAATGGGAGCATTATTAGAATCAGGTCTTGTTGGTAACATCGGTCTTAAGCACCTTAAGGTTATCAAAGAAGATACAATTAACAAATGGGACAAATTAGGGTTCCTAGAAGGTCTTAAAGGCCACCTAAAAGAAAACGTAGCACAACTTTATGAAAACCAAGCATCTTTCTTGATTAACGAAGCATCTTCAGAATCTTCTAACGGAGCATTCGAAACAGTTGTTTTTCCAATCGTAAGACGTGTTTTCTCTAAATTGTTGGCTAACGAAATCGTATCAGTACAAGCAATGAACTTACCAATTGGTAAATTGTTCTACTTCGTACCTAAAATCCAAGGTTACCAACAAACTAACGGAAATAACCATTTTGGACCTGTTGGGGCACCAAATGGACCGACACTTGCCGCATCACAAGCAGCATACGGAGATAATGATAAAAACCTTTATGACAGATTTTACGAAGGAAATGAACCAACTTTGGATCCCGCAGGTCTTTTTGATTATTCAAAAGGGGCGTATACTGCGATTACAACTAGTGCCGTAACAACGGTTCTTTGGTCAAATGGTGTAATGGTACCGGGAGCTTACACTTTAACGGCAGGTCAAAACGCTACAACAGGTGCTGATGGAGGCGCTACTTACAGAAAAGCGATTATAGTTATGTCAGGATTCTCTTCAGTAGGTGAAGGTAAATTAATCGGACCTGATGGTCAAGAAGTGGATAGCGAAGCTTTCCTTTCAGATCTAAGAGTTCAGGCGGTAGATACAGGAGCATTCTCAGGTATGGGAACTGGTGACTTACTATTTAGAGTTGTTACCCAAAAATACGGTAAAGGTATTGTACAATACGGACAACAAAGATCAACAACTTGGTCATCAGACGGAAATGGTGGTTCTTATTATGATATATGTGATTCCACAGGTACTATTTACTTAGAAGTTGACTTACAAGTTCCTTGTGCTCTTGGAGTTGCATCTTTGGATGGTTACTCAGGTTTAACTTTAACTACTGCTGGTACCGCTGCGGTTGGTACTCAATTTAAGTGTATCTACAGAAGATATAAGTCATTGGAATTCGAAGACCAAATTGGTGAGGTTTCTTTCGACCTTCAATCTGTTACTGTATCTGTTACTGAAAGAAAACTAAGAGCACAATGGTCTCCTGAGTTAGCTCAAGACGTTGCGGCTTTCCATAACATCGACGCTGAGGCTGAATTGACGGCATTGTTGTCAGAACAAGTAGCAGCAGAGATTGACCGTGAAATTTTACGTGACTTACGTAAAGGTGCGGCTTGGAATCTACGTTGGGATTACAACGGATGGAAGAGAGGAACATCAACTAATCCATTAACTCAATACACTCAGAAAGATTGGAATCAAACTTTGATTACGGCAATTAACCAATTGTCAGCTCAAATTCACAAGTCAACTCTTCGTGGTGGTGCTAATTGGATCGTAGTTTCTTCTGAAGTTTCTGCAATTTTTGATGACTTGGAATACTTCCACGTATCAAATGCTTCACCGGAGCAAGATCAGTACAACATGGGTATTGAAAGAGTTGGTACATTAGCTGGTCGTTACCAAGTGTTCCGTGACCCTTACTTCCCTGCTAATCAGGTGTTGATTGGTCACAAAGGTACATCGTTACTTGACACAGGTTACATCTACGCACCGTACGTACCTCTACAATTAACTCCAACTATGTATAACCCATTTAATTTCACACCAATTAAAGGGATTATGACAAGATACGCGAAAAAAATGGTAAATAATCGCTTCTATGCTAGAATTACCGTTGATGGAGTTAGAACGTTTGATTTGAGAGAATTGAGATAATCAATTATCTATGTAATATTCAAAAGGGACAAGAAATTGTCCCTTTTTTTATGCCCCCTCTTTTGGTAATTCTTCCGTTTTAGACAATACCCTTATTGATTTAGATATGATTTCAACCTCAGCGAAACTATATACCCCCCTCTGATAAGCGTGTCTAACGGCTTCCACTAAGTAATAGTTTGCGTGTTCCTTATCCATAACACCCAAAATTAAATCAATATGTTCTTCTGAGTGTAATTCTACACTACCGAATAAAACTGCGTAAGGATTACTTTCTTGCATATACTTTTGATTTTATAAACATCATTATTTGTTGTTCAATATTATCAATTAATTCGTAATTATCCAAAACTATTTTAGAAAATTCTTCTCTTAATTCAGGAGTCCATTTAAAATGTTCGTATATCATAACAATTCGTTTTTTAAGATATTTATATAATAATAGAATTAACAAATCATTATGTCAAATGAGTAACAATAAATTAAACGAGGCAACAGATACATCCGCATCATCAGGTAGATACCAAGGTCCGTTATCCCCTGGCGTTAGAGAATTTAATAAACAGGAAATGCAACCTTTTTATATACCGACCTCTAAATACGACGATGCCGAATTGTCTTATGATAGTTATGATGGTAAAATGTCAACCTCTAAAAATAAAATAAAGAAAATGGAATCAAAAGCAAGAAAGGTTTCTAATTATATTAAGAAACATCCCAACGTTAGTGATGACGATGGTAATAATTTAAATGGGGGTAATGGACCAAGTAAACCATTAGGTAAAACACCTAAGAACGAAAATATTAGGGATATTATTAAGGGTGTTTTAAGGGAGGATTTGGGTGTTTGGTTCGGTACAAAGAAAAAACCTAAAGGTAGTAAACAACCTGGAGGTCCTTGGGTTAATATATGTAGAAAAAAGGAAGGTGGGGGTCATCCTCCTTGTGGTAGACCTGATGCGTCTGATAAGGGATATCCAAAATGTAGAGCGGCAGGGGTTGCCTCAAAAATGACTGACTCACAAAAGAAAAGTGCTTGTCAACAAAAAAGAACCGCTGAGAAATCACATTCTAAGTCGGGGACTGGGAACAAACCAAAAATGACCCATTATAAACCAAAAAAAAATACTTCCAAAAATGAAAGTATTAATGAGTTGGTTAAAAAAATTATAAAGGAAATTAGAACTTTTTAAGAATATCATTAAGTGAGTGACTAATCTGTCCATTGATTACAACCTCGTAGGACTTCCTACGACGCTCTATCTCGTGGTTAAACAAGTAAACTACCCTTTCCCAAGTTCTAGCGTCTAATATAATAGAATAATGATATACGTGATTAGTTACGAACGCCTGTTGGTTCTGTATTGTTAGGTATATACCCAATCTCTCATTCTTAACCACACGTTTTTCACTTATGGGTGATAATATTAATTCAGAATCATTCTGATTAATTAATTTACGACAAATGTGAAAACAAGTTGTTTGGAACTCCTTAATTTCGGGATCTAAACCTTGGTCTAATGGACGACGTTTTATCCATTTATAATAACGAAAAGTAATTCTATTAATTTTGTGTTTTACGAATTGGTAGGGTGTCATATATCCGATTTTGGTTCTACAAAGATAATGACTTTTTTTGGATTAACAATAAGGTGGGGAACATCTTTTTTTACCGTCTAAACCTGGCATCCTTCCTTTACATACTTGAACTCCGTAACCATTTCCGTATGCTGAGGGGTAAACCTTAAATTTTGATTTAGCCGCCGCCTTACCCCTCGCACATAATTTAGTTCCGGCTTTCTTTCTACCCTCCCCAATTACATCATCAAAAGAGCTATTATCCATATGTTGTTCACCACCACCTTTGATTTCATTCATTATAAAATCAAAAACTTGGTCCATATTGTTTTTGGATTCTGCGATATGGTCTTGTGCCCAATCGTGACCATTATCCAATATCTCTTCTATCATTCCTCTATCTTGTTCTAATAGAAATTCACATTGTCTTTTCATCTGTTCTAAGTTTGAAAAGAACATATATCTATCACCACGTTCTTCGTGTGATTCGTTTAATACTCGTTTTATCAAATGAGTAATATCTGCTTCGGTTAATCTAATTACTTTTTTCATTTTTATATTTTTTTTAATTTTAAATCGGGCTCAATAAAACTACCACTATCAATAACACTTGGTGACCCTGTATCCACGAAATTTATAACTTTTTTAATTATATCGGAATCAACATCCTTAGACATTTTACCACCTGTTATTGTATAACCATTACCGGTAGGTGTTATATTTTTAATATTCATATCACCTAATTTAGTGTATAATCTAATTT